TTTGTTTTCTATACCAAACTCATATGGTGTAATTGGTATATAATTTGTTTTGTCTATGCTGTTCCAATAGGTCCTATCAACACACTTTCCTAACAGATGTTCATGCTCTGTATCTTCAAATATATTGTATATAAATGTCCATTTAAAGTCAATACCTATCTGCTGCAGGTAACTAACAAATAACACCACGTGGTATAAGTTTAAGTCACTGAAGTAGGTTTTACTATTTGATGTATACTGTGTTTTAAACACATGCTGTAAGTGCTTATCACTGTGAGTATTCCAAGTTCCGCCAAGTCCTCCGCTTTGCAACAAATGCACATCGCTGTAAGGACCAATATCATATCCTATAGGAAAACTAAAATAGTATTCTGGATCTACTGCATCAATTGGTGTTGGAATACTGATTCTGTTTAGTCCAGTAAACATTACAAACACACTGCTAAACTGATTATTCAAAAGAGCATGAACGCCAGTTCTTGAAATCCATGCGTTATCAACACCGCCTTTGGCATACACTCTATAGTCATCAAAAAGTGTATCATGCCAAACAGCCTGATCTACATCAGTATAACTGCATCCAAGTATGAGAGTTGTCATTTAACCTATTACAAATGAAAGTGGATCTGAACCGTCAACGTAGTTTTTGAGCTCTTCGTCCAGAGCCTGCATTTCAGTTTGTGCTTCTGCTTTGAGTGCATCACCATTTAGCGTTGTACCACCTTGTGGTCCTGCAATGGTAGCAAACTTTGATCTTGCTTCTCCTAGTGTAAACTTTGCAAGAGCAAGAGCATAATCCTGTATCCATGGTTGTGCTTGTCTGTCTTGTAACAACTGTGTGTCTGGTTTTACATTGTATACCCAAAGAATAACCTTTTCACCTGTTGCATTAAACTTTCTCAACAGTGTAAGCACTTTGGTTACAGGGTTGTATTCAAAGTTTATAAAACCGCCAAACATCCTAGCACTTAGTTCTTGGTATTGATAAAACATTTCGTATGTGGCTTGTCCGCCTACACGACCTGCTTGTATAAGATATGTGTTAACGTAGGCTGCTTCAAATGGTTCAAACTGTGTAGCATTGTCTGCATTGCTGCCGCCCACTGCTCTGCGAAACACTTGACGTACATCTTCAATTTCTGCAGGTAACACATACTCTTGCTGATTCTCAACTATCTCCAAAAACACATAGGAACTTTCGACACTATTTGCTGCACGTTGACGATAGCGACGTAGACTTTGATTGATACACATATCATAGTGTCCAGGATCAAGTTCAACATCAACCATATCTCCGCCTAGGCGAAAATAGATATAATCTCTGATGTCATTTTTGAGTGTGGTAACGTCTACAGCCATAGTGATTCCTTGTGCGATATATTATTTATCGCTATTTGACTGCTTTAAGAATCACAGTTTGGTCGTTAAACCTCCCGTTCATTTTAGTTTCAACAGACTTTATATTTTCTAAGTAGGTGCGTAGTGTTACTTTGCCTGCTTTTATAAACTCTCGAAGTTGCTCTTCTGGTTTACGCAGTGTCTTTGCAACACTCTTATGCTCATCAAAATATTGCAGTGTTGTTCCCTTGACTGCTAGTGTTTGATGTTCTTCTGCAACATACTTGCCAATCTTGCGTGTTTTTGTATTGAACACCCAAACTTCAGTGGCACCAATGATGTCAACAGGATTGATACTTGCAACCTTGTACTTTTCATCTGACACACAATACTTCATCTTTGCAACCAACTTGTCAGCACTTTTAGGCTTTGGTGTGCGTGTTTTGCGAGTTGCTTTGCTTTCTGCTGTGATTAAATCACAAGCACCAATGATACTGCTAAAAAGTTCTACACCTTTCTTGATATCTGCTTTGCTTAGATGTGCATATCCTTCACGTAAATCATTATCCTGTTCGCGAGTAGGTTTCTGTAGCATGGTGTATTCTGCAAGAGAACCTTCGTAGTATGCACGAATGTGTCTTGCATGGGCTTGGTTTACACTTTTGCCACGGAAGAACTTTACAGCATCCCACTTTTTAAACTTAGTTGGATTGTCAATAAATTCATCAACCACTTCTTCAATTTGCGCAATAATCTCGCCACTTGCTTCTCTGATACGTTCTTGGATACTAGGAACATACACATTCTTTACTTTTTTTTCTTCAACTTTTGCTTCTTCTACAATTGCCGCTCCACGTTGATTGAGTCCTTCGAACCATCCTTGCATCCAAGCCACGCTGTCATCAGGAGCAGTCATGCCATTAGACGTCCAATGACAAAATGCTGCCACATGGCTTTTGGCAAAACTGTAGTCTTTGTTTTTGAGAATATTCCGTACAGTTTCTTTGTCAAAATTTTTCTTCACATATGCTTTTACAATACTCACATACTCTTTATTTTCTACTTCAAAATGGAAATAGTTTCTACACTGCTTGTAGTCATCCATAGGAGCACCTTTTGCTCCGCTGAGTTTTCTACGAACTACAGGTGCTTTTTTACGAGGTAATTTTTGTCCTTTAAGAACTTTTGCCATTGGCATACTCCTCTTCCATTTTACGTTCAAACATAGTTATCTCATTTTGCTTTCTAAGAATAACTTTGTCTAACATCCTTACAATGGTGTCTCTGTCTTGACTGGTATCAACAGCATACCTTACCACTCTAAGTGTTTCTAGATCCTGCAATAGATCATTCATTATGCAATCCTTCCGTTAGCATAATATTCGCTGGCCATATAACGCCCTTGACGAAGCCTGCTTTTCAAATGCTTGATTACTTTATCATTAGGATTTGGTTGAGCAACTTCTTCCGATAACAGTGTTGGATAAACACGCAACATACGTCTAATGCTTTCAATCTGCTTATCTGCAGGCATGCTTTTAATCAACTCTCTGTATTTTTTGTTACTAATTGGCTTGCTCATCTGTCTCTCCTTAAAAGTATCTTACTATTAAGATAACACAGATAGCATGTGTGTCAACCTCTTTTTAAACTTATTTTATAACTTCCTGGGTTATGAGGTGCATTTGTCCATGTTTGAATGTGTGGATTTTGCGCACACCATGTTTGGAATTCACGCATTATAGCACCCTGTCCTGTGATTACTACAACACTTTTTTGCTTCATATAATATGCATCGCTGATGCGAGTATTAAACATATTCCAAGCACTGTGCAGTGTGTATCCATGTAAATCTATTACCATTGCTTTGCCTTTTCTGGTTGACGACACACATAAACATGTTATTGTATATATACTGTATTCTAGCATAGGAGAAGTTATGCTAAAGTTCAAAGATTTAGTTTTTAAGGAAGATCCAGATATTCCTTTAACAAGTGCAAGAGTAGATTACGAACTTTATACACTGAGTGTAGTAAAGGAAAGACTAAACAAAGGTACCTACGAAATTGCAATACTTAGAGACGGTGTCTTTGTGCGGTTGCCTGGAATAAACACCGGTGCCGGCGATACGGTTTTGCGATATCTCACTGAAGAAAATGTGACTGGCGTAATGGTAAAGTTGGCTAGTATTACACTGAATCCAGGAATTTTAGTAGACTCACCGTTTGGGTCTGCTATGGCATATCACGACTAATACACAAACTCCGTAGGTATTTAGGAAACCATAAATACACTACTATAGGAGTTTGTATATGCCCCGTATTTCTATGTGGCAAAATGGTGCCCATACCAACGATTTTAAGTTCTTTGATAAACGTATCAGTGAAATGTTTACAGTTGGTGGTACTGGTATCAATGTACACAAATATGTGGGCCTTATTGACCAAGGACCCAGTGACGATGCATCACAACCACGTGTAACTGCAGATGATCCTCTGGCCATACAAGATTTTTTGTTTTTAGAAAACAGAGACCGCAAGTATGATTCAGATGTTTATAACCTGCGTGGCATATACAATGTTGCAGATACAGACTTTGATCTAAGCCAATTTGGATTGTTCTTAAGCAACGACACTGTGTTTATTACATTCCATCTCAATGAAATGGTTGAAGCATTAGGTCGCAAACTCATGTCTGGCGACGTGCTAGAACTTCCACACTTGAAAGATTATCACAGTTTAGATACCAGCATAGATCTTGCACTATCTCGTTACTATGTGGTGCAAGAAGGCACTCGCCCAAGTGAAGGATACAGTCCTACTTGGTGGCCACATCTATGGCGTGTGAAATGTACACCACTAGTAGATTCACAAGAGTACAAAGACATACTTGACAAGATTCAGGTTGATCCTAGCACTGGCGAAGAAACAACAAGCACACTGCGTGACTTGTTAAGCACTTATCAAAACGAACTTGAGATAACCAACAAGGTTGTTGAACAAGCAGAAAATGAAGTGCCAGAAAGTGGATACGATGTAAGCAAATTCTACGTTGCTCCTGTAGACGAAACAGGCAATCCACTAGAGCCTGCAGGACATAGAGCAGATGTAACTGGACTTAGCACAGACAGCGAACAACAAGATGCTAGTAACACACGCATTACACCACAGAATGCTAATGCTTACAGTGGCTATCTAGTAGGCGACGGGCTTGCACCAAACGGACATCCTGTTACAATGGGCACCAGTTTCCCTTCGGATGCAGTAGAAGGATCATATGTATTAAGAGTAGATTTTTTACCTAACAGACTGTTTAGACTTACAGGTAGTAGATGGCAAAAAGTTGAAGATGATGTACGTCGCAATCCAACACCAGGTGCAGCAGGACAAAAGAGTCTTAAGAGTGGATTTATCAACAACACAGATACAACTACGCAGGATGACAACACTGTTATTTCACAGCGTCAAGCACTCAGCAAAGCACTTGAAATACAGGAGGACAATGACTAATGCCACAAATGTTCTTTTATGACGAACAGGTAAGACGTTTCCTGCTGCAGTTTATTCGTGCATTTAGCAACTTCCAAGTTGAATATGGCAAGGATCGCGATGGTAATACTACACTGGTTACAGTTCCTGTTCGTTACGGTGATGCTACAAGACAGGTGAGTAGTATACTGCGCAACAACAGTGAAAATGCTGTTATCCCTACACCAATGATGAGTGCATATGTTACAGCAATGGAATATTCAAGAGAACGTGTGCAAGAACCTTATTGGGTAGACAAAAAACACATTCGCATGCGTAAATATGATCAGGACACTGGGCAGTACACAACATCACAAGGCAATGCTTTTACAGTAGAACGATTGATGCCTGTGCCATATGATCTAAGCATGAATTTGGACATCTGGACATCGAACACCACACAAAAATTACAGTTGTTAGAGCAAATACTTGTGTTGTTTAATCCTAGTTTGGAAATACAATCAACAGACAACTATCTAGATTGGGGCAGTCTCAGTTACATTCAGTTAGAAAACACAACTTGGAGTAATCGTACTGTGCCTGTTGGCGTTGATGAAACCATAGACATTGCTACACTAAGTTTCAAAATGCCAATATGGCTAAGTGCACCAAGCAAAGTTAAAAAACTAGGTGTTGTAACTAAAATTGTTGCCAGCATATATGATGATAACGGTGGTATAGCAGACGGAGTGATAGACGGACAGATACTAATGGGAGAACGTATGAAGTTTACTCCTATGAACTTTGGTATACTGATGTTGGGCAACACCATACAAATATTAGATAGAAACGAAACAGTTACAAACAAAGTAAATGGTAGCATACTAAACGATCCACCAGAAAAAATTGGCACAGATGATATAACATGGAAGGCACTTGTAAATCAATACGGAGAACTGCAAGCAGGTGTTAGCCAGGTTCGGTTAGAAACACCAGTAGGAGAAGTGGTTGGCACAGTTGCTTTTCATCCAACCAATGATTATCAATTGTTGTTTACTGTAGACACCGACACAATACCCACAAATGATCTAGATCCTGTTGACAAGGTAATAAACCCACTTAAGGTTGCACCTGGTGCAGGACTACCTGCAAATGCAACAGGACAAAGATATATCATACTAAACAGCATTGGCGATACAGACAACGCCGATGGTCCAGATGCTTGGAAAGATGATGTGGGCAATGATTTTTATGCAAGTGCAAACGACATCATAGAATATGATGGTGTGCGTTGGAACGTGGTATTTGACAGTAGTACCGAAACGGGTGTACACTATGTAACTAATACCACATCAGGAATTCAATATAGATGGACTGGCTCAACTTGGGTCAAGTCTTGGGAAGGCGAATATCAAGCAGGCGAATGGAGCATCGTAATCTAAACCGCAGTGTTGGCACACTGTTTTACGCTATAGAAACACAACGCTATATGTTTTTATTAAGAAGTGCTCGTAATCACGACAGCACTTGGGGGTTCTGTAGCGGAAAAGTTGAAGTAGGCGAAAGTGATATACAAGCACTAGAACGTGAAATTATTGAGGAACTTGGTTTTCAACCCAATGTTACCAAACACATCCCTGTTGAAACATTTACAAACAGTCGAAAAGGATTTACTTTTCAGACCTATGTGAGCATTGTTGGGCAAGAATTTGTGCCTAACTTAAACAAAGAAAACAAGGGTTATGCTTGGACTGTGATAGAAAATTATCCCAAGCCACTTCATCCAGGTGTATACAATACACTAAACGCTGATGAAATTATGGCTAAATTTAAAACTGTTCAGTCTATCTGGCAATAGCACCTAGTTGTGCTTCACTGATGTAGTGACTATAATCTATTTGTCTAAAGTTTTTACACCAATCTAATTCGTCTGGGTATCTACTGTTGTTAATAGTAGACACACGCACAAATTCTGTATCAGGATACATGTTGATTAATCTTACTAAAGCGTCAGTAAATTTATTGTTCTGACCTTCAATTTCTTTTATGTTTGTGTATAATTGGTGTTGATCAAAATAAACATTTTCATTGCCTTGGTTATACCAATCAAATCCTAAAAGATATAAAGTCTTGTGTCCGTCTGCTGCAGCAACATGGGCCGCTAGTACGCCTGTTGGAGCATTATAATAATGTGGATACAGATGGAAAACACCAGGGTTAGCAAGGATATGTCTAGCGTTACTATAAACAATGTTGTCTTCGCAATAGCCACTGGCTGCTATTTCTGCACAAAGTTGTTTTTGAAAAACAAGTAAAAAAGTTGGACTAAAATCTTTGTAAAGAAGATTGCATCCATAACTTTGCCCTACACTGCGCACTCCACCTTCACCGCCAACTTGACCAGTTAGTAGAGTTAAATCAAAATTTTTCCTGCTAGGACCATTGCCAATGATGTGTGCTGTAAGATTGTCGGGTTCGTTGAGTATGCTTTTTGCAATCCAAATACGGTTTTCTTCTTTGTTTGCATCACGCCAACTAGTAGATTGTACAACAATCTCACCTTCATAATCAGCCGTGTAATAGTGTTGCATTATATAACACCGACTGCTACTTCAATAAGTTCTTCTTTATTTGATGTTTTGTTTACTAATGATTTACCAATTACACTTCCATAGCGAGGATCTCCCTCTTCACGCCAGGCTTCTGCACAGCCTGGTACACTACTTGAAATCATTAGATCACCTTTGTGAACTTCTCCAACCACTCTACATGGCACACGCCCTTGTAATGCAACATAAGGCGCATGATCAACTTGATCTGGCAAGTCCATGTTCATTTTAAACGCAGGTTTTTCACTTACTACGCCTGCTTTGCGTCTGTCCATTTTTGTAGTTGATTGTGTAACTTCTTTTTCTCCGCCAAATATTAATACTGTTCCTAGAGCATATTCTGCATCTGCTTCATAACTTTCCGCTAAGTCAGCGTATTTTGCACTAGAAGCCACACCGTTGAAGTTTACTGCCGAAACATCGGCTCTAAATTCCCAGTCATTGCTATTATATCGATTTCTAGCAGTCCAATAGTCAGTTCCTGCTTCTTTTCTCCACAATGTAATATAATCAGCTCCTGCCCCGGTTGTTGACGGACTATTGTCTCCATTATACTCAATGCCGCCGCCATATGTACTACTTTGACCAACATAAACTCTTCCAGTGCCTTGAGAGTTACCATAAATTTCTATGGTTGATGCGCCTGTGTCGTCTGATAATATGGTTAATGTTGTGTTTACTCCAGCATCTATTGTATCACTTTGGTCACTCCTCAAGAAACTTGCTGATGAAATGCCATCAAGTGTGTCAGCATCTAGTCCAGAACCAGCGCCGTCGTTGCCAGCGTGCCATATAACATTGCCACCAATAGTAGGAGATCCACCGTCGTAAACTTCTAGCTCATTAGTACCATTGTTACCACCACCACGAATTTTAACAGATGAACCATCTTTAGCAGAAACATAAGTGTTGCCATCTGACAGACCAGAAATAATCATGTAGTCATTAGAACCTGACATATAACTGGTCTTCATGCCTACATAATCAGTGCTTGATGAAAAAGCGTCATCGCCTAA